TCTCAATCTCCGAGAGCGCCGACTGTTTGCCCAGGTCAGCACTTAACCGGGCAATCTCGCGGTTCCCTTCCCGGAGCGACAGCTCCCCGTTTTCCATCTTGTCGCTGATTGCGTCGATCTGGTCCTCGATACTGGGACCCTTCGGAGTGAGTTCCTGGATCTTCCCCTCATACTCCGCGATTTTCTGGCGCGAACTGGCGACTTCGCCGCTGTGTTTCCCGATAAGTTTCTGCGCGTTGGCTAACTGCTCCTTGAGCGTGGTCACTTCATCGGGACCTTTTGCCGCATCGTCTTCTGCGGCGGCTGCCCCTGTTTCGTCCTGGCTACCCGTTTCAAGGACGGACCGGCTTCCACTGGGCAATTTGTCTTCGTTTTCTACAGCCATGATGCTTCTCCTTGCGGACCCCTTGAGGCTCCCCGCTCTCGTTGATGGTGCTTAAAATTCCCGGTGCGATGAGGTCTCTATGACTCCCCGCTTCTCCAGGTAATTGCGGTACTCGGTGCGTGATTCGATGGGCTTCTCTCCGCTACTCTGGAGACAGCCCCTTGCTTCGGCGTTGAACCATGAGGGGAGTTCGTCCCCCTGCACTCCGCCGACGGTGAAGATCTGCCGGCTCTCGGCACTGCAAACCGGGCACATTGCCATGGGCGGCTTATCGGCCAGCCGGAAGAACGCCTCAAACTGTCCGTGCTGTGGGCAAGAGTAATCGTAGAGCGGCACAATTCACCTCCCGGTTACATGCCAACGGGTCGCTTGTCCAATTCTCGCGAAGCCAGAACATCGGCCACATCATCAACGTGCAGACAGTCGCACATGCAGGCGTAATCGTTGGAGGACTGGATAACGGCGATATTGCCGTTGCAATAATCGTTTCCGGGAGTGGCGCTGTGCAGCACGCCGAAGGCAACCACTTTTCCGCCTTCCAACTTCACGATCTTGTCGCCGTTTTTCGCCTCGCGGCCGTTTCTGTAGTGCATGATATTCTCCTTTTTAAATAGTATGTTACGGGGCCGCAGCAATCGTGACGCCGCCAACGACGCCAAGGGCATAGAAGCTGGTCGAAGACAGGCGAACCAATTTGATCGACGTGCCGATGACGTTGGTAAATTTGACGTAGCGGGCGCCCGTACCAGCAATGCCCGCAGCGAAGACCGAGACGCCGACACCGAAGTCAAGGCTCATGTTCTGCGCGGCGGCAGAGACCAGATTAAACTCCTGCCCGTCAGCGATAGCGGAGAGGTCAAGAACGGTGGTCCCGGTGGTGGAGAGGACGGCGGTATTGCCGGGGAGGACAACGGCAGCGTTAGCCGCTTCAATCGTCTTGCCGGTCAGGGCATCGAACGCGGTCTTGACGGCCTTCTGACTCGGCACCAGCACGTCACTGTCAGCGGCAAAGGTGGCGTCGGTGTCAACGGCAGCGGTAGCGTGAGCGTCAACGTAGGTCTTGACCGCCTTCTGAGTCGGGACGGCGCTGTCCGAATTGTCGGTAAGGGCTCCGGTTTCGTCCAAGGTGACGACGCTCTTGTCACCGCCGATACATACGAGCTGATTCTGTTTACTCATGGTCTTTCTCCTTTAAGGTTATGCGCCCGGTACTATCGGTTCGGGTGCTTCCGGTGCGGGTGTGGTGGACGTTGCGGGCGCCGTGTCGCCAGGGCCTCCCTGTGGCTGTCTTGCCAGCGCAATCAGGGCTTGGACCTGTTCCAGGGGGACGCCAGCAGCGACAAAGACCTGCGCGGCCTGTTCGATCTGTCCGCCTGATTCGGCCATGCGCTCAATCGCCGCTCTCCAGCCCGGCCACTGGAGTTTTTCCAGCAGTTCGCGGTTGTCGATCGCTCTTAACTTAAAGAGGTCAAGGGCAAGCTCCTTGATCTGGAGCTGCGTCTGCGGGACCGTAGACCCGGACTCAACGACGTAACTGAACTTGCGGCCCAGCAGGTCGATACCAACGATTTTGGCAATCGAATCGTCGTCAACCTTGATTGTCTCGGAGGTGAAACCGAAGTTTTGCAGGAAGGAGATCGATGCTCTCCCTCTCTGGCGAATTAGGAAGTCGACGGAGCGGATCTTATGGCGCATCAACACTTGATTGCGCTCTTGCAGGGCGACAATGGCGGAGGCTGCGACAATCCGGTTGGGCGTGTCGCCTCGATCGGCGTCCTCAATCTGGTACACCCGGTCAAACTGGGTGAGGAGGAGTTGATACAGGCGCATGGTATCGGCGGGCAGGCTCGGAGTTTCGAGGTACTTAATCCCAGCGCCCAGTGCTCCGGTCGTCGGCTGGAGAATCAGACCGGGGTTGTTGTTGATCATCTGCGGGGTGACGCCGCAATCCTTGGGAAGAATCAGCGTCGGCAGGAGCATCCGGCCCAGGTACTTGTGCATCCGGCTCAGGATCTCCCCGATCTGTTCGGCCAGCACTCCGACCTGTTCAGCAGCGCCAAAGCCCCAAAAGCTCGACGGGTCGCGGTAGGAGTTGGCGTACCAGAAGGGGAGATGATCAAACAGGTAGGTATTCTCCACCCCTTCGCGGGTCTCTTCGTCGTTCCAGAGGGCCAGGTTGATGTTGGGATTGGCAACGTCGACCAGGACCGTGCCTTCCGATGTAACGGTGATCATGCGAATCCCCCCCGGATAGAGGTAGTTCGGTGGGGCGTTCGGGTCACGCTCGGGGAAGATCGGGTCTCCAGTCTCAGGGTCAAGCATCGGCTCCCCGGTGGTCGGGTCAAGAACCGGAGAGGTCGGGACTTCGGTGTAATCCCGTAGCCACATTTCCACGACCAGGGCGTCGTCGTCGTCGCTCTGGACTTCCTTGAACTGTGAGGTAGCGATAGAGAGGGACCCGGACGGAATAGCCCCTTGCGGGAGGTTGTGCATCATCGGGCGGTTGGTTTCCCGCTCCTCCCCGAGGCTACTGGAAGGATCGGCGGAGATCGTTTCTACCCCAAAGCGGGCGCGCAGGGTGGCAACCGATTCTTTGTAGGCGTGATAGCAGTAAGGCGGGCCGCTGCCCAGGTCTTCCCAGTTCCCCGGAGCGCAGCCAAAGGCGAAGGGGTCGAGGATAACCACGTCGCCCTTCTTCTTCTTCGCGTCGTAAACGCCTTTTTCGGTGGTGATCCCGTAGATCTCCTGATTAAGGGTTGAATCGACCAGGGAGCGGATCTGCTCCGTCTCGTTCCACCAGCTCTTGAGGGCGGTCGTCAGGACGGTATCAGTGTCATCGGGGACGGGCTCCCCTGTGTCGGGATTGAGGACGGGCCGCCAGTCTTGGCTGACGACTTCGGCGGTGGGGTTCTTGCTGGTGAGGTTGGCGACTGTTCTTTGGATGTTGGCAAAGATGATGTTGGCCGTGACGCCGAGCTTGCTTTTCAATCCTTGAACCGATCCGCCGCGGTACAAGCGGTGATTCTCCAGCCAGCGGGCCGGGAGGCCAAGGCGCTGCTTCTCCTCCTCGCCGCGCAGGAAGAGACCAAGGACGAAACTTCCCACCTCCTCATGGTTCTCCGGGGGGGGATTGACGATTGACCACGGCTTTTCGGGCATGACAGCTCCTTAACGCAAAAAAGCCCCTACCGAGTGGGTAGAGGCTTTCAAGCGCAGGGTGCCCGCGACCGTCGTCGTTGGGGGCCGCCAGGGGGACACAAGGGGGATTGTGAGACCTGGTGTGTGCCACTGCAAAGGTTGTTTTGGTATTGGTGCCGGTCCATGGTATTGCGCCATGCGGTGCCGAAGCCGCCAGATTTACAGTCTGGCCCGTCTCTTTAGCGGTCTATACCGGCATACGTCCGACAGTAAAGCAAATTTAACGTAGGGTTGCAAGAGTTATTTTACTATCGCATCACGACGCCAATCTTTGCTTTACATCGTCGTTCACGGCGATTTGTCGGAGGATCAAAAACGAGAATCACGTTAAGAAGAAATCCGGCAATGAGTTGCATGTCACACCTCCCAGTTACGACGCCGCCTTGATGATCGCGCCGACCTTCATGTAGTGGAGACCGACGGCCTCACCTATCTCCTTGGGCTTCTTGCCGGCCGCCTTGAGCTCCATAATCCGGGCGATGATCTCGGGGGAGACAACGGCATTGGGCGCAGGGGTCGACGGGGTGAGGGGTCCCAACTTCTTCGGTGCTTCCTCGCTCCCCGGCACCAGCGCCACGCGATTGCTGGAGTTGAGATAAGGGGCTCCGCAGTCCGGGCACTCCAGGGCGGCGCCGGTCACGCCTTCATGCTCGGGGAAGGACGACCAGCCGTTGCCCTTGTATGGTTCAACGAGGCGGAACATGCCGCCGTGTGGGGTCTTGTCCGGGTCGAATTGCTCGGTGGTTTCCAGATAAACGCCGTGACAACCATTTTGACAAATCACGAGAGCCATTACAATTTACCTCCCTTCTCTTGCCGGACCTGCTCCTCTGCCAGCAGAAAGATCTCCTGCTGGATCGCGCTATCCGCCAGCGCAGACGCCGCCTTCATTGAAGCAGGGAGACCCGGATCGGGGAACTCTTCCCGCGCCAGGTCGTCAATGTTGACAGCGCGGCCGGTGTCGGCGCTGCGACTCAGGGACGGCGGGGAAAGGTACTCATGGGGCTCACGCTTGGCGCGATAGACCAGCCAGCCGACCAGAAACCCATTGCCGCCACTCAACAGCCCGGACAGGGCGACGATTGCCAATACTTCCCATACGGTGAACATGGTTTACCTCTTTCTTTCTTCCCGGCGCCGGGCATCGACAATCAGCGTTCTCTTGCGTTTGTCGGCATAGTGCAGGGTCAGGGCAACGGAGACCGGAGCGGTCAAGGTGCTGGTCTCGGCGGTAATACTGGCGGCTATGGCGTACTGGTAGAAGTTGCTCATGGCATTTCCCTTTCGTATTTCATCACGCGATACCCGTTGGCTTCCAGGAACTCCCTCGCCGCCCTGATCTTCCGGTCCAGTTTTCTCTTGGCTCTCCGCTCGATTAGCTCCGGGCTCTTGGCGCGGACAATCTCCAGCCCCTTCTTGCGGTCCTCGGCGGTGATCCCCTTGCCGCCACAGGTGCGGGAGCAAAAGCGGCCGGCCTTACCGCGCTTCTGTGCGGCGATGGTGAAGGTGAAGGGGTCGCCGCAGAGTTCACAGTTACGGAGGAGGTCGGTGTAGGTCATGGTGCCAACTCTAGGAGTTCGGGGTTTTCGTGGATGTTGCCGATAACTACCGGGCGAAATCCGTTTACAATCGTCACTAAATTGCATCTTGATTCAATAGACACAAAGCACCCATCCTTAAATCCGACAGTTCTCGTCACGTAACCTTGATCAAGAAGACAATTTTTATCCATACGAATAATATCGCCCTCGTAAATCTCTTTGCCGCTGATGTCGAACAGCCCGGTAAACTGCATCACTGGATAGTCGGTAGCGTCAAATTCCCGCGTTGCCTCCATCCTCTTCATAAATCTGTTCCATGCCCGAAACTTTATCTCTCGCATTCAACACCTCCTTATCGGTGAGCCATTATCTCAAGAGACAGGGGCGGTGTCAACGGATTTTATGGGTCTCTTCCCTATGGCGCGAAATCGCTTGCACTTCGCTCTCCGGTCGGGAACCTTAAACGAATCGTAGGATTGCCACATCGAGGGGACGGCTTGAGCCAGATAACACTTGGCGAAGCTCGGACAGCCAGCGTTGGCGCACATCGTAATGTCAGGCATGATGTTCTCCTATCCTATCAGCCGATTGACCCGCTCATAGCGGACCCGATCCGAATAACCCTTGGCGTAGTTCCGGTGCGCGAACATGGCCGTCAAGCAGAAGCCAAGGGACCCACCAAGAACCAGCCCGCCGAAAAAGTAGTACCACATGGTTGCCTCCTATTCGATGTTGATAGCTCCGGTCGTTGAAACATGAAGGTCGGTGACATCTGCTCCCGTAATTCGCGCAAAGTCCTGTTCGGCTTGCGTTGGCGGGGGTTTTCTCTCAAAGGCCACGGTTGCCGGGTGGGCTTGCGCTAAGGCCATACAGAAGGTGGCGAGGGTGTCCACGGCGTCGTCATTGGCGCCAGTTGGGAACTTGCAGAGCTGGTCTATCAGCCGGTCGCCCCACTCCCCTTCGAGAATATGCACCTTGCCTGACGCGGCCATGGCCTGTAATGACCTTGCCCTTGTCGGCTTGTCGGCTACCGGGTTGAGCCACTCCAGCCGACACCAGCTTTTGCGCTCCAGTTGCCGCTTGACCAAGAACGGTTCTACCGACTTGCGAATGACTCCGCCCTCCCCGAACCAGGCAAAGGGAAGGTGCGCGTCAATGAGGTTGAACATGGACTCAAACCAGATGTCAGCCGTCTCTTGCCCATACCACCAATCATGGACCCACACGTCACCCTCGGGGCAAACGCCGCTCATGCCGTGCTCAGTGAAGTCTCCACCCTTATCGGAGACAGCAAAGTCGGATGATCCGTAATTGTGCAAGTCCTTCGGGATCTCATGCGCCTTGAAGCGCTTGAACCACTGACGATTGAAAAATGTCCCCGTCTCCGGGGCGGGGCGCTGTTGAAAAAGGGCGCTCCATGTGCGGGGTTGTCCCTTAAATCCATCAAAGTGTTCGGCGGTGAACCATTCCGGCCAGAGGTATTCCCCCACTTTGCGCCCGAGCGGGTCGTCGTTGCGCTCACACTGCGCCGGCAGACTGAGGACATACCACTCGCGCCCGTCCCGGCACTGTACTGGACCTGACTGCCCGTCGTAATCTTCGGGGAGTATCCGGCCCGAGAGGTCGAGGTCACTCCAACGGGTTTGAACAATGATTTCCCATCCCCCAGGGACAAGACGGGTGCGTAGGTCATCCTGATATGCTTCCCATGTCTTCTTCTGGAAGGCTTCTGAGTCGGCCTGTTCGCGCCCCCTTACCGGGTCATCGATAATGAGCCCCTTGGCCCTGGACCCGGTGATGCCTGAGAGTATCCCCCCCGCCTTGTACGAACTGCCGTTTTTTAATTCCCACTCATCGGCGGCGGCGGTATCACTGCTGATCTCAGTGCCGAAGATCGAGGTGTATTCCTTGCTACGGACAATCTGTCTCGCCCGTCTGCCGTGCTTCTTGGCAAGGTCGGAGCCGTAGGAGGCAAGGATAATGGGAGTGCCGGGGAACTTGCCCATTGCCCACGTTGGCGCCACTACTGAGGCCATGGTTGATTTTGCCGAGCCGGGGGGCATGAAGAGCATCAAGCGGGGGATTTTACCGAGAATGACTTGTTCAATCAGGGAGAGCATTAGGCAGTGGTGCGCGGCAAGACCTGTCTCAACCGGAGAGAAAAGCCATTCCTCTTCGTTCTCACTGACGGGCTTGCCGGGGATGTCGATAGCTTTGGCGAAATCGAGGAGACTTTCCTTGGCGCGATCCCGGCGCAGAAGTTCTCTGGCTGCCATTTGCGGAGTGATCTTAGCCACGCCGAGCTATTGCCTCAAGGGTGGCGCGGTTCATGGTGCAAAGGTCGGCATTCTCTTCGCCCCCCGGCTGATCGAGTCCATATGCCTTGGTCTCCAGATCATGCAGAACCTTGAGGGTGTCAACAAGCTTCTTCTGTGAATCAATGCGAGAGGGGAGAGCCAACACCTTGCGGTAAAGCTCATTGCGTTTATCTTCGGACCCACTGTCTTCTCCCCGGATAAACTCGCCAAGCTCGGCTAACAGGTCTTGGGTTCCCGTCACTCCCTCCAGTTCAGCCAAAAGTTGTTCTGAGAGGGCGCCATATCGCTTGATGGTGCTGCGCTGATTGATCCGTATGTCTGCCAACATGACCGCATTGGCTTCAATGATGGTTTCGTCAGAAACCTTGCTGTCACCTGAAACCTTGCCTAAAACTATGGCATTGGCTTTAGCTTGAATCTTTCCGGATAAGTCTCTTGGCACTCCGTTACTTTTGAAATATTTGGTTATCGCTGGCGCAGAAACTTTTACCCCTGTTGCGGTCAAGTAGTCTGCCGCCAACTGGGGGACACTCTTAACCCCTGCCCGCCAGTCGGGTTCTATTCGGTCGTAATCGATTTTTTTAGGCGCGGCCATGCTTGTTACTCCTTCCAACCTTCCGATATGATAGCCATTATCTTAACTCCTCCTTGCTCTCCCGGCGCCGGCCAATGCTGCACTCTGAATCAATCGCCGCCGTGACGTTATACCTCTTGACCTTGCGGGGAGGCTTGATACCGTCCAGCTCTTTGCGCTTCAATTCCTGATAACTGGGGCAGGAAACGCAATCAGCGCCGGCCCCGGTCTCCAGACAACGGCGGTCGTAGGTCATGATATGGCATCCCGGTAGATTTGACAAAGGAAGTAGACCCAGGCGGCAAGGGTAACAAAGATAAAGGCGATTGCCTGTTTCTCCCACCGTTCGTATTTCCCCGGCTGTCTCTTCATCGCGCACTCCGTTTATCCCAAGCGGTGTCCAAGGTCCCGATCGCGCGGCGCAGGTTCGCCGGGGCCTGGCAACGCTTGCAACTGACGTTATCCCCGTCAAGGTGGTACTCGGGTTTGATGGCACCACAGAAGGGACAGGTGAGGAGAGAGATCTCTTTGGTCATGGCGTGGCTCCTTGTCGAGCGTTCCAGCGCTTCTCCAGGTTTTCCAGCCGTCCGTAAAAGAGGGCCGTTGAAACAAAGCAGTAGGCACAACGAATGTACGTCCCGCCGTTCTTGGTCTTTTGGTACTCAGCGGTGCCGCCGCAAAAGGGGCAAGGGAGGAGGGGCGTCTCGGGGGTCATTGTGTGGCCTTCGCGGTGTCTCCCTCGTTTTTGTCTCCAAGGATCTCGACCAGCGAGAGGATTGCATCAGCGCACTCGCGTTTCATTTCACGGTGCCCCTGGCGGACGCCCTTAATCCTTGCCGTCTCCACGGTGTCGGGTGCTCCGTTTTCACAGGTCGGGGGGTTGGCGTCTTGCTTCCAGCGTCTTGCCAGTTCAATCAGGATTGCGTCTTTCATTTGGGTCCCATCTCCTTGTTCCAGTCGATTGTGTTGCCGGCTGCGTCCAGATAGGAGGTTTCCTCTCCTTCGGGTCCATGGCAATCGGGGCAGGGGTAAACGCAGACGGTAGCGGTAGGGGGGTCGATTGCCTCCCGGTGGACCATCTTCTCCTTTTGGCACTTGGGGCACCGCAAGGTGATCATCGGGTATGGCTTGCAGGCGGCATCTATCATGCGTTCAAGCGGGCTGGTCATGGCTTCCGTCTCCATTCCTTACTGTCGGTCATGCGCTCAAAGATCGCGCCGGGTTCACTCATGGCAACCTTGACATCCTGCTCGTTGCCGGTGGCGGTGGCGTATCGGCCGAAGTGGTACAGGGTCACGTCCAGCTTCTCGGCGGCTTCGGTCATAGATGTGGCTGCGACCATGCGCTCAAAGCGGCCATAGTTCATGACGTAGGTTTTCATAACCCAATCATCTTCGGGATCGCGTTTTCCAGGGCGTCCCTCATAACTTGCGTGTTGGCGCTGCCGTCGTTGTTGACGACCTGGAGCAACCAGGTCTTTTCGGTGGGGTTGAGGCGAAGGATCACGGTTCCGCCGCGGGTCAATTCAGTTGTCATGACTTCTCCTTTTACGACCTGATTACGTTTAATTCCCCGCCGTCACCGGCCGCTTCTTCGGCGGGGGTCCTGCATCATAGTGGGCGCTGAGGATTGGGAGCAAGATACTCGCAGGGCCTTCCGGCCGGAAATTTCCCTGTCTTGTGCTGCGGACACTCCCAAATGCGACCCACAGCCCTCTATGCCTTTCCTCGTTGTTGCGCCCTTCCTGGGGGTTATTGAATTATGGCCTTACTGCCAAAAATGCACTGATAAACTCCGCCGCTACTTCCGGCACTATCGCGTTGCCCCAGGCGCGTATTTTGCCCACTCGTCCGGGTATCCCATCAACCAGCGGGGCAAGTCCGGGTTTAAGACGCCGCGCTTTCCCGTCGCCACAGGGGACGATAACGAAGTCTGCCCAACTATTGCGGCCTGTCGTGGTAATTGGTCCAGTCTGGTGCGTGTCGTCCCGTCCGGGTTCGTCCCGGTCAGTGACATTCCCGGTGTGTCCTTGTGATCCCGTGAGGAGGGAGTGACCCATCCGGCCATCAGCGCCCCGTGTACCTGATCTTCCAGCCGGCTCTTGCCATCCCCCACCCTGCCAGGGTTGCCGTGTCCGCCATTGTTCCCCACTCTCGGCGTCCCCCATCCGGCCATTGCTAAGTGTGCATCCGGAGTCAGCGCCCCGCCCGTCTGATTCGGCCCGCCGTTGCTCCCGTCCGTCGCTCTCGGGGTATTCCAGCCCGCCATGACCGCAGCGGTTTGTAATGTGAAGTGCTCCCCGGTGTTCCCCGCAGGATTCGGCCCTCCGGAGGAGTTCTGAACTGCCGGCGTCGGCCACCCAAAACAGGCGTTGCCGTATGTGCCCGGCTCCAAGGTGAACAGGTTCTCTCCTGAGTCCGTCACGCCCAGCCAGTAGAACGGTGCCTTCCTCGCCGCTGCCCGCAGCGCACAGATCGGCACCCCCGACGGCATACCCCAGTGTTTCCAAGTCAGATCGTACTCCAGAGAGCCACGCCCGCCCATCCTTTGACGCAACCTGTTCTCCAAAGACGACTGGAGGCTGGCGCTGTTCGATAAGGTTTCTGAAATCGGGCCAGAGGTGACGACTGTCGGACTCCCCTTTGCGCTTGCCGGCGACGCTGAACGGCTGACAGGGACAACTTCCGGTCCAAACAGGTCGAGTTGAAGGCCAGCCGGCAAGTTGCAGGGCAAGAGGCCAGCCGCCGATTCCGGCGAAGAAGTGGCACTGCGTAAATTCTCTGAGTTCATCAGCCGTAACCTCTTGAATGTCCCTGCTGTCTACCGTGCCTGCCGGGAGCAATCCCGCAGCGATAAGATTTTTCAACCATTGGGCGGCATAAGGTTCGTGGTCGTTGTAGTAATTCACGGCTCAGTCATGCCTCAACAGCATCGGCAGCTTCTTCCCGAGACTGGCGCGGGAGACGCCGATATCGGAGACCTGACCGTTAAAGATATTGGCCTCCACGGAGACGACGATCGAGCCGGACGCTTGCGGCATTTCGTCCAAGGCGTGAAAGAAGTGGCTGCGGGCCTCCATGAGGGCCTTGTCAACTGCGATCTCTTGAATTGTCCGCCGATCTGCCATGTCTCCGCCCTTTCGGTTGTCGCCTCTTAAAACTTTTATGACATTATAAGGAGAAACCAATACAAAAACCAGTTAAAACTTTCGTTTTGCTGTGGTTTATTTCACTTCCCCGGAAATCTTCCGCGCATGGTAAAGCTCGAAGAGTGCATTGATTGCCACTTGTGCCAGGTGGTACACATTCCCATCGTCGGTGTTGATGGCAAGGGGGTCTTTCATACACACTCGGTCGTGCCGCATCATGGCCGCCCGGAACCTGCGCTGATAATTCGGGCCAAAGTCCTTCTTCCAATTCTCGTACCCGTAGCGCGATTCCCCAAGCATTAGGACGGGGATCAGCGGCTCTACCAAGTCGTAGTCAAGGAGACTCCAGTCCAGCTTGCCGGAGTCGTGTTTGATTCCTTCACTCATACTTCCTCCCGGCGCTTGTCCATAGCCAACCAGATAGCAACCACTCCGGTTAGGGCGATAATGATTTGGTCCACTTTTGACTCCTTTTCGGGGGTTAAATAGTCTCTTTGGCGGTCTAAGCAATGTTATGGCGCTTGAATTGTGCCGCGCTCTTTTGCGCACTGCATGTATGCCAGAACTTTCTGCTCCTTTTCCTCGAACGCCGCCCGACAGGTTGGAACGGGGAAAACTCCACGCTCTGCCAACATTTTGCGGACTGTCCAGAGGTGAGTGCATTCGAGATCAATATCACCGGCATTTGTTCGGTCTGTGCCGGGGTATCCATCGTTAATGCCAAACCGCAACGCTTTGGTACACGCCTGCACTATCTCACCGGCTTCTTCCGCCAGGCACGTCACTAGATGTTCGATCTCTGTCATCTTCGTCTTCTCGCGCCATAACCAGGCGCTGCAAGTCGGACCGGCAAAGAGCGCCGGCCCGCTGATATGCAAACCCGTTAAAAAGTTAAACTCCACTCTTGCCAGAATATCGAGCTAATTGCGCTACCTGCGTCACCTGATCCTCTTTGCCATCCCGATGTTCTGCGACATACTGCCGGAGATATTTTTGCACCGACTGATACCATTCTTTTGCTGTGACCCGCTTCAAGTTCCTGTGACCGTGTTTTCCGCCCGGCTGCGACGAGCGCATGTATTCCTTAAGTTCACCGGAGGCCCAAGCGCGAGGCAGATACATCCACCACGGCTCCAGCCCTACAGAAAGTTTATCAGCCATGCAAAGTCGAGACGGTTGCTGGCCTTCTTGCTTTGCCAGAAAACGAGAGTGGTAGAGACAAAAGTCATGCCACTTCGATTCTCTGAGATCCATGTCGTACATAGCGATGTTGGCGTAACCGTCGAACATGGCGTGCATGATTCTAGCCCCAACATAGGGATGCAGATCGCCTTTCGGCCCGTCCATCTCAGGACATCCCCAATATCCCCAATCGTGGACAATGAACGCCACCCATAGCCGAGGGTCAAACGGAAAGCCATAGAGCTTCCACCATGCCAGCGCCACCAAAAGAGGGTGAATGAACACCTGATGCACTCCGAAAAGTAATGATTTAGTTCCTACTTTCATGTCTCTATCCTCACTTCGTGGCCGCCACCGATTTATAACCAGTCGCGGCACACGGTCTGCGCTCCGCTTGCCGGTGCGCTTAGTCGTTATGCAGAACAAACCCGAATTTCCCAGAGAGTGCGAGCAACGCCGCCGTTTCCCACTGGATCACGTTTGTCTGCGAGTTTGACGCTGGATTCAGCCCACGATTTGCGAGCGTCCAAGTCCTTGACTCTTACCCATCCGGCAGCTCGTAGAGACGCTCCGGTTTCGTCCATTTGCGTGTACGTGATGCACCGGACATACCCCATTGCTTTTGCCGCTCTCCAGACGGCACCGTACAGCATGGAATTTGCGTTCTTTGCTCCGTCTGTGCATGTGCGGTTGACTTCCAACGTCAAGCCATCATCGAAATGTCGAGCAACGGGACGGCCTGCGGTAGCAACCCCCACCAAGTTTCCATCAGCGTCGTGTACGGCAATGCTGAATTTGTGGCCGATAGGGGGCTTGTTGTGTCTGTGATGCTGCTTGATAAACTCACAGGATGCTTTCAGCGTAATTGGTCGTAAAGTAAGCAACTCTTTCTCCTTCGTGGCCGCGAATTGCATAACCAGTCGCGGCACACGGTCTGCGCTCCGCTTGCCGGTGCGCTTAGTCGTTATGCCGCCACCCTGCTACGGCGATTCTCTGCGACAACATCAAAACCGGAGACGCTACCGCTTCCGGTAGTCCTCCATATTGGAATTAAACATCATTACCGTGCAAAGCTGTAGGCGGGAGGTAATCGCCTCGTCGTACTTCTCCGCCAGTTGGTCCAAGTCGTAGTTGGAAATGAAAATGGTCGGCTTTCCTTTGCGCTGATCGACCAGGGGGTACATGACGCTATCCCGCAACCACTCGCTTGCGCTGGTCCGGCCGATCTCGTCCAAGATTAGGAGCCCAGGGAAGTCGCAGAACCATTGCACATGACTTTCCGGGGTCTCGGTGCTATCCCGCTGCATCCTCAGCTTGCAATCTGCAACTAGATCTTGAATCCGCTTATACCGGAATCCGAGGCCGCGGATCAATCGGGCTTCGGCAATCGCTCTTGCCAAATGTGTTTTACCTCGGCCGGCGCTCCCGCAAAGGAATAGGCCGGGGCGGGACAACTCGCCAGCGGCATACCGTTGCGCCAACCCTACCGCCGCCTTCTGCTCTTTCGTCTTTGCCTCAAATTGGGCAAAGCCTTTTCCTTTAAGCTCGTCGTCGCGGAAACCCATCCGGTGCATGGCAGACTCAAAGGGAATCAGATCCCCTTTATCCCCCCACGTCAATACGGTATCCGGCTTTACGGGTGCGATCGGTGCTGGCAAATTTTGATTCATGCTTTTTCTCCTTCGTCTCTTCCCAAGTTCTTACGGCGGCCTTCCAGTCGACCATTTTATTTTTCCCAACCTTCCAACCGTTTGAGGTGTAATGGTTGATCCATTTCACCGGATCGACACCGTTACTCCGCTCAAGGCAGTAAGCCGTCACCTCTTCAAGTGATGGAGGAGTGAAACGACTAGATTTTGATTCTTTCTTTTCTGATTGTGATTGTGATTGTGATTGTGATTGTGATTGTGATTGTGTCTGCAAAATGACACTATTTACAGGTGCATTTGCAGGTGCATTTGCATATTTGGCGTGTTTAGCATTTGCCGCCGCCGATCGCTTTTCACTAATGATTTCAGCTTTTATAAGCTCTTTATCTAGGCGGGAGTTAAAAAGTCTCTGCCCATCGGATTTGAAAAACTTTTTTACGACATTATCAACTGCATATCGTTCTGCATCATTTCTGCATCTGCATATCATGTGCAAATCCTCTGCATTTGCAGGTGCATTTGCATTATTCCAGTAGTAAGACATTAACAATAAATAAGCACCATGATGATCTAATGGGAGTAAGACTGTATCAGCAAGGTAATCATTCATATAAAATGGCATCCACGCCTTTGCCATATCATCAACTCCTTAAAACGGAAAAGCCTCAGTACCTTCAAGGGGACGCTTGAGGGCAAGAGGCTTTTCCTGGGTGCAGCACCCATCTTGTATTTTACACCACCGAGATCGTCCCATCAAGGAAGTGTTAATTTTTTCCTACAGCAAACGGAAAAACGATACTTGCGTTTTCTGGAGAAGTCAAACCTTTTTATTAGATATTGGTCACATTTTAGATGGTCCCGAACTTACCAAAATCGGGGAGGTCGGTCTCACCCTCAACGCAACACCAGAGGTGCAAACAGTGAGGGTGAATGTTGACATGCTGGCTCTCCTCGGGGAAGATCTGGAGGGCCTTGCGCTTGGGGCCGATGAAGAGACGCTTGACCTCACACATATCCGCGTAGTCCGGCATCCTGGTTAAGCGGGACAAGGAGACGTGAAGCCATATCCGATCAGGAGAAGGGTCTCCGGGCCACACGGAGGCCGTCAGGAAGACGGTCATGCCGTCGCGGTTGTGATACGCCTTGACGCCCTCCAAGGGGTGATCCTTGGGAAACCGGAGAGGTGTCCACCCTGGGGGAATAATCGCCGGGGAAAACTTCTCTGTGGCCGCGCGGGCGGCTTCAAATTCTGCCTGGGTGCAGGTCGGGACCCTATCCATGTGTGACCTCCTTGAGCTTCTTTTTGTAGAGAGCATAGATCTCTTGCAGTTCGGGGATCGTCCACTTCTTCGGTTCGTGCGGGCCTTCCAACCATTCCACCCGCTCCAGTCCGATTTTCTTGATCAGGTTGATTCGGTATAAGGCAATGTTCCCCGAGAGGTGGTTATTGCAGGCGGAGCATTGCTTGTGACAGTTGGACTCGTCAAAGCGCAGTTCCGGCCGCGCTCCGGTTGAAAGATAGTGGCCGGCGTGATATTGCCCGGTGTGGTGCCGGTCGCAGGAGATACAGGTAAAGAGCTCGTCGCGCTTGCGAACCCATGTGTTGAATTTGCCTTGCGCCAGCTTCAACCAGTCGGCCCGGCTACGGACCGCCACCTTGCGCTCTCGGGTCTCCTTGCGGGCCTTCTTCTCCTTGTCACGGCGGACCAGTTCGATCGCACAGGCAATATTGGAACAGGTCTTATGATTGATGTTCAGCTTATTGTAAGGGGTGCGGCAGATCTTACACTTGGCTTTCATGCCGGCCCCTCACGACTTCCCGCTTATTGCTGCAATGAGATACGGGTCAATATCGGATTGCCGAAGTAGCCACTGTTTGTAATCGGCGGGGATGTCCTTGATTGCCATACCTTTGTGCTTCCCGAACGGCATGACCTTTGGGATTCTTGCTGATTCTGACGCCCTCCAAAGATCTCCCCAAGTATTGACACCGAGCTTGGCAATGATATGCTTTAGGATATCCCGGCAGAGATAAACGTCAGCCATTGCGGAGTGCGCCGATTTAAGCCGCTCCCTTGCCGTCTCGCGCTCCAAATAGTAGAACATGGCCGAAAGGGAATGAGAATCTACTTCAGGATAAAGTTCACGACAGAGAGCGACCGTGCAGATTCTCTTAACGTCAGGGGAGCCGATAACACCCCAATCAAAATCAACATTGTGGCCGATCAAATAACCCACATCGGGAGGAAGTGCAAAATCAGAGGAAGGCGGACAATCAGCCAGATCCTCGTCCATGATATGATGTGTCGCCATTGCCCCAAACGATATCGACTTGTTCGGGCGATAGCGTTGCTCGAAAAATCCCACAGCCTGAGTTGGGCTTTTCATTTCGAGCCACGCGACTTCAATCAATTCGGGCTCGACAAATCCCGTTGTCTCGGTATCCAAAACCAGACACTTCATAAAATCTCCTTATTCTCGTATCCCCGCCATGACTTCGGCGCGGTACTGGACGGAGGGATCGCTGGCGGCGTAACCTTGCGCGACCAGCGCCCCGAGTTCTCTCTCTTTCCTTCGGGCGCTCTGCTGCTCCTCGTCGGTGATCCAACACCAAAGGCGGGTGATCTCCTCCCCTTCGGCGGTCTCCAGTCGCTTGTAGAG